GTGGATCAAAGAACTTATTAGGCATTGGATCAAAAGGACAACAAAAGCTACATCCAATGGTTGAGTTAGTTATAAAGCTAGAAGATAAAGTATTAAAGCTAGAAAACGAGCTTGGACTTACACCACTAGCTAGACAAAGACTAGGTATTGCCTTTGGCGAGGCATCAATGTCAATTCTTGATCTACAAAAGTTTTTGGATAATGATTGGGATGACTACGATGATCCACGACTAATCATGCTTGAAGATGATGGACAACCTTTACCAAAGGTAAAAAAGGTTGATAAGGAAACAGGCGAGATAACTTATGAAGAAGAATGAAGATGATGGACATGTACCTTTATGCTGTAAATGTTCATTACATTGTAGGTGTATAGATGAATAATCAAATAAACCATGTAAAAGCAGATTGTTTAGATTATTTACCAACATTAGATAATGAAAGTATACAACTTGCTATGTTTTCGCCACCATACTTTAATTCTGAAAAAAAATATCAAAGAGGTGGTGGTTTCCATAATAAAGTTCCTATTGGTGAGCCATTGTTTGATATTTTAGAAGTTTTTGAAATATTAAAAGAGAAAATAAAAGATGAGGGTTTTATTTGTATGAATATTGCTTTTTCTTATAGTGAGGGAAAAATAAATAGAGTTGGGGAGCTGATAAGGCAAATTGAAAGAAGAACAGGTTGGCATAATGTTGATAAGATTTATTGGCATAAAACAAATCCAATTCCATTAAAAGGAAGATTAACAAACTCTGTTGAAACAATAGAAGTGTTTTCAAAATATCCCTTAATTAAATATCCAAAAAAAATAAACTATGAACACAACTTTATTGAAACAGCAGTAGCAGGTAATTCAAAAACAAATAATAAACAAAAAGCATATCCTATTGAGTTGCCTTTAAAGTGTGTTGATATATTTTCTAATGAAAATGATCTAGTTATTGATCCATTTGAGGGTAGTGGAACAACAGGCAGAGCTTGTGAGCAACTAAATAGAAGATACATAGGAATTGATTTAATAAATGAATAATCAAATAGTTTTACCAAGTACAAAAGGCAGAGATGTTGTCAGGTTTATTGAAAGGTGCTGTGTTCATGGCGAGGGCGACTTTTATGGAAAACCCTTTTTATTAGATGAATGGCAAAAAAAGATACTGTTTGAACTATACGAAACAAAACCTGATGGAACAAGAAAGTACAGAGAGGCATTGATTGGTATGCCAAAAGGAAATGGCAAGACAGCTTTAATTGCCTGTATTGGATTATTTGAATTAATCGGTGCAGGTGTTACTTCGCCACTTGTTGCTATGGCAGGTGCATCAAAAGAACAAGCAGGACTTTGTTTTAACACCATGAGAGCGATGTGTGAAAATAGTCCTGTATTACAAAAGTTTACAGAATGTTACGAAAATGAAATACAACTTAAAGGAAGTGCAGGTAGGGCTTATAGAGTTTCGGCAGACTTTAAAACAGCAGAGGGTGGTAGAAATTCAACTTTTATTGCTGATGAAATACACGAATGGTCTAATGAACGACTTGAAAGAGTGCATTATGTTATGGCTAACAACACAGCTAAAAGACAAGATGGTTTAGTGTTGAACATTACAACAGCAGGTTATGATAAAAACACACTTGCAGGGCGTATGTACCAAAGAGGCAAAAAGATACAAACAGGCGAGGTTACTGATGATAACGAGTTTTACTTTCATTGGATAGAGGCAGAGCCAACTGATGATGTAAATGATCCTGAAGTATGGAAGAAAGTTAATCCTGCTGTTCAAAATGGTTGGTGGCAGTTAGATAACCTAAAGCGTAGGCATAAATCATTACCGATTAATGAATTTACTAGATACCACTTAAATACTTGGACAAGAACAAAAGAGGATAGTTGGTTGCCTGATGGTGTATGGCACGAACAAGCAACAGAGAATTTGCAATTTGATAAAGATGCACCAATGTTTTTAGGTGTGGATATGGCTTTAAAGCATGACAGCGTTGCAGTAGCCCAAGTCCAAGAAAGAGATGGTTTTTACTATACAACAGCAAGAATTTGGCTACCTAGTGATACAGGTATATATTATTCAGAAGTTGAACAGCATATTATTGATCTATGTACACAGTTCAATGTTCAAGAAGTTGCCTATGATCCTGCCTTTTTTGAAAGGTCTGCACAAGAGTTAGTAGATAGAGGTATTGAAATGGTTGAGTTTCCACAAACAGGTAAAAGAATGATCCCTGCTTGTGGTAATGCGTATGACATGATTGTTGGAAGAAAGATTAAACATCCTAATTACGAAACATTTACAGATCAAGTATTGTCAGCATCTCAACGACAAACTGATAGTGGATGGCGATTATCAAAAGGAAAGTCAAAAAGAAAGATTGATGCCTGTATTGCAATGGTTATGGCTTTGGATAGAGCAACTGCACCTGAAGTTGCAGAGGCAGAAGTTGGTATAGCTGAATGGTAGCAAACCTATATAATGGCGATTGCTTAGAAGTTATGCAGGATATTCCTAATAACTCAATAGATTTTATTTTAACTGATTTACCTTATGGAACTACACAATGTAAATGGGATAATATTATTCCTTATGATCCAATGTGGGAACAATTAAAAAGAATTAGGAAAGAAAAAACTGCTGTTGCTTTGTTTGGTAACGAGCCATTTAGTAGTCATTTAAGGTTATCAAATATAAATCAATATAAATATGATTGGAAATATAAAAAATTAATTGCAAGTAATTTTGCATCGGCTAAATATCAACCAATGAAACATATTGAGGACATTATGATATTTGGAAAAGGAAGACTTAATTATTACCCAATAAAACAACCTCGCTCTGAAAGTGGTAAAAATAGAATTGAAGCAGGTTACAAATATAATTCAAAAAAAGGTGGCGATTATATTGGGGGTATTAAAAGAAATAATACTACTAGCAATTATGATAGAAATTTTAAATATCCTGAAGATATACAAACATTTAACAACAGAGCCAAAGGGGATAGAGGATTGCACCCAACCCAAAAACCTATAAAACTTCTAGAGTATTTAATAAAAACTTACACAAAAGAAAACGAAACTGTACTTGATTTTACTATGGGATCAGGATCAACAGGCGTAGCTTGTAAAAATACAAACAGAGATTTTGTAGGTATTGAATTACAAAAAGAATACTTTGACATTGCAAAGGAAAGAATTGAAACTTTATAATAACGATTGCTTAGAAGTAATGCAGTACATACCAGACAACTCTATAGATTTTATTTTAACTGATTTACCTTATGGTAAAACAGATAATAAATGGGATAGTTCTATTGATATAAAATTTATGTGGAAAGAAATTAAAAGAATTAGAAAAGAAAATACTGTAATAGCACTATTTGGTAACGAGCCATTTAGTAGTCATTTAAGGTTATCAAACATAAATGAATATAAATATGATTGGGTTTGGAAAAAAACATATAAAACAAATTTTTTAAATGCAAACAAAATGCCTTTAAGATGTTTGGAAAACATTTTAATATTTTACAAAAAAAATAAATATTATCCACAGAATTTAAAAATTAAAAATAAAATTAAAGATAGGGGAATTAAAGGCACAGGTAATAATTATATAACTACAACTAAAAATCGTTATACACAAAAATTTACAAATTATCCAACTGAATTGCTTGAATATAAATCTGTTCATAAACCAATACATCCAACTCAAAAGCCAACAGAACTTCTTGAATACTTAATTAAAACATACACATTAGAAAATGAAGTAGTTTTAGATTTTACAATGGGAAGTGGATCAACAGGTGTAGCTTGTGTTAATACAAACAGAAATTTTATAGGAATAGAGTTGGATAGAGATTATTTTAAGATTGCACAAGAGAGAATAGGACAAAAGGTTATAGAGTAAGGGGAATATACAATGAATAATATAAAAGAGTTAATAACAAATGCGATTGAGTTAGTCGCCTTATGGATTATGGTGTATGGTCTTTGGATGATATACGAGCCATTAGGATTTATTGGCATGGGTGCAGGGTTATTAATTATTAGCTATGGATATACGAGGAACAAATAATTGAGCTTTATTTTTAACGAACAGCGAGGTCAAACAGATTACACATTAGCTGAAATGTTGGCTACTAGGGGTGCAGGTCATGCGAATTGGTCAGGCGAAAAAGTGGATCAATACACAGCTTTAGGGATTAGTGCTGTTTTGTCATGTGTTTCACTATTAGCAGACAGTATCGCATCTTTACCTATGAGGGTACAAAGGTGGGATAGTGGAAGAAAGATTTATGTTGATAGTCCTACTTGGGTTAAAAAGCCAAATGCTAACCAACAAAAGTTCGGTTTTATTCATCAAGTTATGGCATCTTTAGCTTTACATGGAAACGCATTTATCTTTGTTGATAGAGATAGACAGGGTAGAGTTGTTGCAGTTGAAAACATACATCCTGATAATGTCAAAGTACACATGAGAGGTATGGAAAAAGTGTATGAGATGAAAGATAAAACAATTTTAACAAATAATAATATTTTACATATAGTGTGGTTTTCCTATCCACAAGAGGCAATAGGTTTATCCCCTTTGAAGTTGCAAAAAAACACTTTCGGTCTTGCACTTGCAATGGAAAGGCATATAAACCAATGGTATTCACAGGGTGCAACACCATCCTCTGTTTTGGAAACAGATAGAGAACTTACAGCTGAACAGGCATCATCCTTACAGCAGACTTGGACAAGTCATCATACAAGATCAAGAAAACCTGCTGTTCTTACAGGTGGGCTTAAATGGAAAGCTGTTAGTGCAGAGGCAGGGGAAGAATTAATACAAGCTAGGGATCAAATAACCCAAGAGATTGCAAGAGTGTTTAGAATACCTAGTTATCTCATTAACTCAAAGGGCGATAGTCAAACTTACTCAAATATAGAAAGTGCAGGTATTAATTTCGTTAGACATACACTACTTGCATGGATTAGCAGACTAGAGGACAATTTATCAACTCTAGTTGCAGGACAATCTTTTATTTCTTTTGATACCTCTTATTATTTAAGAGGCGACCAACTTTCAAGAATAAGAGCAGGTCAAGCAGGTATTTCATCAGGAATATTTACACCGAATGAAGTAAGAGAGTGGTTTGACTATGAGCCATACGAAAATGGGGATGAATTTTATTTAGGCATACAGGGTGCAGTTGCTAATGATGGGCAACCACTTGGAACAGATGTTGGGTCGCCATACGATGAAATGGATAAAAACAATGAGTAGTGAACAGGAAATATTTGATTTACAATTTGCTGATATTGTTAAAGAACATTTAGTTGATGTTGATGTTAAAGCAGAACAACAAGCGAGATCATTTATTGATAGATTGCGACAAACCTTTAACATAAGTCCACCACAGTTTTATATTGCTTTACCTGTTGTTGAATTATGGATTGATGAGGATGGCGATGCCTTATAGTATTGTACATTCCCATCCTGAATGCCCTAAAGAAAGTGGCGAAACAGGACAAGATCAAATCGGTGGTCATGCAGTAATAAAAGATGATGATGGTACTTTAATGGGATGTCATAAATCTCATCAATCAGCAGAGGATCAAATTACAGCTCTTAATATTGCAGAGGCAGAACAAAACAACAAGAAAAAAAAGAAGAAAATTAAAAAAACTATAACAGAATATAATAAAGCACCCAATCCTATGGTTAAATCTATTGATATGGATGATAAAACAGAATTGCGTACATGGTCTATCAGCGATGTAGAGCAAAAGGATGAGGAAGATGGTTTAATATCATTCGCAGGTTATGCGAGTGTATTTGATTATTCTTATCCTGTAAATGACATGAGGGGAACATATTTAGAAAATGTTGCTCGTGGTGCATTTAGTAAAACTCTACAAGAGCAAGATGATGTCAAGCTATTAGTTAATCATGAGGGCATACCTTTGGCTCGTACTAAATCAAATACTTTAAATTTGATTGAAGATGAGCGAGGACTTAAAGTTGAGGCAAGACTTGATCCTGCCAATCCTAAAGTCGCAGAGGTAGCTAGTGCAATGAAACGAAACGACCTCAACGAGATGTCATTTGCGTTTCAAGCAATAAAGGATGACTTTAACGAGGCAGGGGATGAGAGAACAATTAGAGAGGCAAAGTTATACGATGTTTCAGTTGTTACTACACCTGCATCAGATGCGACAGTTGCGAAAATTCGTGGCGTTGATCTTCCTGCCCTACAAGATGCTTTAGCAGAGGCACGAAATGATGAGCAAGTAAATGCAGATGTTATATTATCCACTATTGAGCAGTTGCAAGACTTATTGCCTAAACAGAATGGTGCAAACCTATCTTTGGCAAAAAGAAAATTACAAATGCTTGATATGAAAGATAGTTAAGCCGAAATATATAAGCCGAACTCGTTTCACTTGTAATTTCACTTCACAAACACAAAGTAATAAATATATTGTGATTTCTTATAATCACAGAAAGTAAAAGAGGTTTAACTTAAATGTTAGAAAAACTTATTGAAAGTAGGAACGAGGAAAGAGGTCTGCTTGATGATTTGTTAGGGAAAGTTGAAAAAGAAGAAAGAACTGAACTTAACGAAGAAGAAAACGCAGAATTTGATACTCGTTCAGAAAAAATTAAAGCTCTTGATGAAAGAATTGCAGAACTTGAAGAATTAGCTGAAAGAGATGCAAAGATTGCAGAGAGCAGACAAATACTAGATGTAAAAGAGGAAACTGTTGCACCTGTCGTTACTGAAATGAAAGAAGATGGGGTTTATGAAAATCCAAAGAGGTCATTTCTTACTGATGCGTATAACGCAGAATTTAATGGCGATGTAGAGGCAAGAGAAAGAATTAACTACTCACAAAGACAAGAAAATGAAACAAGAGATGTTGCAACTTCAAACTTTGCAGGGTTAGTTATCCCTCAATACCTAGTAGATCAAACAGCAGAAAATTTGAAAGCAGGAAGTCCATTTTATAATGCAATTCCTAAATTCCAATTACCTGATGATGGTATGACAATGCACATCAGCAGAGTTACCACAGGAACAGCAGTAGGTGCGCAATCATCTGAAAATTCAGCAGTATCTGAAACAGATATTGATGACACAGACTACACCTTTCCTGTAACAACTTATGCAGGTGCACAAGATGTATCAAAACAAGCTATTGACAGAGGTACAGGCACAGAGGATGTTTTAATGGCAGACCTTATGGGTGCTTATTACACAGCTGTTGATAATGCAATGATTAATGCTGATGAAAGTTCAGGAACTATTAAAGGTCTAAAGAACATTTCAGGCATTACATCTACAACTTGGACAGATGCAAGTCCGACAGGTGCAGAGTGTGTTAGCAAGTTTGCGAAACTTATTAGCGACTTTACATCTGCTAGGTATGCAAGTCCTGATCTAATTGTTATGCACCCAAGAAGATGGGCATATTTAATTGGATCACTTGATGGCGATAGCAGACCATTTGTATTGCCTATGGGTAATAATCCATCCAACGCAGTTGGTATTGGCTCTATTGGCTATTCAGCAGTAGGAACACTATTTGGTATTCCTGTTATTGCTGATGCTAATATTCAAACCGATGCAGGATCAGGTAACAATGAAGATAACGCATTTGCTGTTAAGACTTCAGACCTACCATTTTTTGAAAGTGCATCAGCACCTTTCAGATTGAGGTTTGAGGCAACAGCACCTAAATCACTACAAATTACAGTAGTTGTATTTAACTATGTCGCTTTCGGTGCAGGTAAGCAACCAAAATCTATTGGTATGCTTTCAGGTACAGGCATGGCAGGTGTTCTCTAATACCTAATTTTTTATGTGCAGTAGTCATTGTGATTACTGCACATAGATAAGGTACAGGATAAAAATGGCAAAAAAAGAAATAAACCAAAGTTTAATAGATGGATATAACAGCGAACTTAAATCAGCTGTTCAACAAAACCGACCTAAAAAATATATTGATGATATTAAAAAAGCATTAGTTGATGCAGGTGGAAAGATTGAAACAGCAGATAAGAAAGTTAAAGCTGAAACTACATCTAAAAAGACAAAGTAATTAGCTAGTAGTCATGTCAGATTATATTACATCTAATAACTTTAAAACGCTAAACAACATACCAACTAGCGATACACAGGATGATGTTGCGATTAGTTCTGCAATCTCATCTGCGAGTAGAGCTATTGATGCGTATTGTGGTAGGCGATTTTATTTAGATGGTGGTGTGTCATCACATGACTACAAAGCTATAAACAAAGATTGGATTTATGTGGATGATTTCTCTACAACAACAGGTCTTGTAGTTAAGTTTGACACAGGCGACAATGGTACATTTGATAAAACAATTAGTTCATCAGATTATGAAGTTTTACCATTTAACCAAATTATTGGTGGCATTGAGAGCTGTGCATACTACATAGTCCACATGGTAGATGATGATCTACCAATTACAGGTGCAAGACCAAGAGTACAGGTTACTGCTAAATGGGGTTGGGCAAGTGTGCCTGATCCAATAACACAAGCAACATATTTATTAGCATCAGAATACTTTTTTGCAAAGAACGCACCTTTTGGGATTGCAGGTATAAGTGAGGCAGGTTACTCAATTACAACGAGAACTAGCCCAATGGTAAGAAGATTGATTGAGCCATTTAAAAAAGGCAATCAATTTGGGGTATATTAAATGAATTTAAAATTAGATGCTAAAGCAATAGGTGGTGTATTAAGTGCATTAGTCATTTCATTAATTAGTTGGTTGTTTAGATCAGTTCAACAATTATCAATACAGATAGAAGTTTTAGAGGCAAAAGTAATTGCAAGTGAAAATAAGATTAATGAAATATTAACTGTCATATCAGGTGTAAACGATAACATCACAGAAATTATTTGGAAAATAGGGGGTTAGTGTGGATTGTTGTGGAAGTTGCAACTGTAATGGTGGTAAGTAGTGGCAACGATAAGTGCAGTAGCCGATGCGTTGGAAACAACTATTGAAAATGTATCTAATCTTAGGGTTTTTTCAGAATTAGAGGATATTGTAAATCCCCCTGCGTGTGTTATTACATTTCAGGGAATAGAGTTTGATACAGCTATGCAAAGAGGTTTAGATACGATGAGTTTTGAGTTGCTTGTAATTGTACAGAGATCAAACATCAGAACAGCAGTTGATAAGATTGAGGGCTACATTACAGGAAGTGGCTCAACATCTATTAGGCAAACAATTTTTAATTCGCCAACTCTAGGACTTAGCGATACCAATGCTAGGTGCGTTAATGTAAGTAGTACAGAGAATATGTCTGTCAATGGTGTTGATTGTCTTGGTGCAACAATGCAGGTACAGGTTTACACAAAAGGAAGTGCATAGATGAAATTTGAAATAATTGGAAATCATAAGATAATGGGTGCTGATAAAGGCGACATTATAGAAATACATGATGACAAATTAATTGAAACTTTAACTAATGGTGGACACATTAAAGAATATAAAGGAAGAAAACGAGCTAGAAATGATAAAGGGCATTACATAGCTGATGATCCAAAGACAGAGAAGAACGAGGCATTTGAGGAATAAATGGCGATATTTGCTTTAACAGATGGTAGATGTTACATAGGTGGATATGACTTATCCGACCATATTGTAGGTATGAACTTGAATTTAACAAGTGAAGAACTTGATACAACAACAATTAATTCAGGTGGGTACAGGTCAAGAGCAGGTGGACTTAAAGATGCTCAATTTACTGCTAATGGTTATTTTGAGGCAGGTGCTAATAAACCTGATGCTTTACTAGGTGCATCAACAGGATCAGAACATATCGTTACAGTTATGGCAGATAGTGGTGCAGGTAATACTTCTTATTTCTTTAAAGCTAGACAGTTTGAATATACATTGCTTGGTGCAGTTGGGGAATTAACACCATTTAATATTTCAGCTAGTCAATCAGCAGATCAACCTGTAAAAGCAACACAGATGAATGATGATAGTGCAACTATTACTGCTAATGGAAATACAACAGGTAGGCAGTTAGGTGCAGTAACTTCTGCTCAAAAAGTCTATGCCTCACTTCATGTATGGTCTGTTGCAGGAACTTCAACCCCAACACTCACAGCTAAGATACAATCCGATGACAATTCTAGTTTTACAAGTGCAACCGATAGAATAACTATGTCATCAGCAACAGCAATTACTTCTGAATACAAAACAGCTGATGGTGCAATTACCGATGACTATTGGCGAGTAAATTGGACACTATCAGGAACAAGTCCTGTATTCAAAGCAATCGTGTCAATCGGCATCGCATAGCTCTTTTTTAAACAAATTTTTAATATTTTATCTCTAAAAAAGCCCATGTTTGCTTGTCAAGTTATTCAAGCATTTTTTTTTAAGTCAATAATTTCAATCTCTAATTTGTGAAAACAGCTCAAATCGGCTCATATTTGGATTTTGGGAAAATGCCATTTTGTATAATGGGTGTATGAATGGTAAAAGAAATATTTGGATGGAAAGTTTTTTTATACTTCCCAATCCAAAAGATGATGATGATAGTAGTTCTAATCATCATGGCAGTTGCACAAAAGAAATAAGAGAGATGGGCGATTGCGAATGTTGGTGGTTAGATGATGATGGATAAAAGAAAGGGGAACTAATAATGGTGGATATAAATTGGTTAAATCAAAAATTCCAAATGAAAGCACCTAATCAGGATGATGATAAACCTAAAACGAAAGTTAAGCAACCTGATGAAGAAGATATAGATTGGTCTAATGCGTAATCTTCTTAAATTAGGAAAATTTGGATAGGAAAGGACTAACAAAATGATTATTAGAGATTGTGTTAAATGTGGGAAAGAAATTAAATACTCTTTCTTTTCGTTTGATAGTAATGGACAACCGACAGGCAAGTATGCACATATAACAGCATCAGGTCTGTGTTCAAACTCTATTGATGGTTGTTGGGAAAAAAATAACCTATAACAAGAATATTTAAACTTCTTTCGTATAGGGTCTAATTAACCTAAGCGAAAAAAGGAATAATATTATGGCAGTTTTTGCATTTACAGATGCAAGTGTAACTATTAATTCTGTTGATCTGTCAGATCATGTTAGGCAAGTTTCATTGTCCTTAACAGCAGAAGAATTAGACACAACAGCAATGTCTGCAACAGGTTATAGAACTAGAGCAGGTGGTTTAAAAGATGGATCACTTACTGTGGAATTTAACCAAGACTTTGCATCATCAGAGATTGATGCCACATTTAATGGCATTATAGGAACAGTAGTAGCATTCGTTGTTAAACCAACAAGTGGCTCTGTATCATCAACAAATCCTAGTTATTCAGGAAATGTTTTGATTACAGAATATATGCCACTAGCAAACGCAGTTGGCGATTTAGCAACAGTATCTATGACTTTCCCAACAAGTGGTGCTGTAACAAGAGCCACAAGTTAATCGTGGGTAACATGACAGTAACCATGTTGGATGGTACGAAAGTAGAAGTAAGGATAACCCCTAAAGACATCATTGACTTTGAAAGAAAGTTTGATGTGCCTGTTTCAGCTTTACAGCAGGAACAAAGGTATGAGTGGTTGTTATATCTTGCATGGCTATCAGCAAAAAGAGCAAATGGTATAACTGAAAATTACGAACAATGGATTGCACTTGTTGAAGATTTAGATTTAACATCAGGATCAAGTGATAACCCAAAAGCACAAGCAGTTTCGTAAGATTAGTTGCACAGGTATCAGTTGCATTAGGCGTTTCACCTAATGAGATTATGCAACTTGAATTACCTATGTTTGATGCAGTAGTAGATGCGTTAGAACAGCGATATGAAAGTAGTAGTTAATGGCTAAAGGATTTGTTCAAAAAGATTTTCAAATTGATGCCTCTGAATTAAAAGATTTACAGAGGTTATTAAAAATGTATGCAGATAAAGATATGCAAAATGCTATGACTAGAGCAAACAGGGAAACTGCAACTGTTGTTAGAGATAAGGCAAGAAAAAATGTATCAAGAGAGAATGTACCTTTAGCTCGTAAAAGCTCTAAAGGCGTTGGCTCACAAGCAACAAGAACAAGTGCAACTATTTCATGGAAAAAAAATTATAACACAAGACACCCAACCTTAAACTTGGCTAACTATGGTGCGCAAAAATGGCATATACCATATCCACCAAATGCAAAAAAAGTTGGCGAAGTATTTAATATTCCACAACAAGCAATGAAAAGGCGAGTAGGTAAGAAATGGCTAGGTAATCAATATAAAGCAGGGGATAATCCAAATTGGTCTACTTATGGCAAAAAAGGTTATGCAATACAAAAAGCAGTAGAAGATATGAGAGAAAAAGTAGTTGAAATTCATGGGGAATTACTACATAAGCAGTTGGTTGATAGTTTCAAAAAAAGAAAGAAAAAATAATGGCAGGTGCAGAGAAGTTTAAGATAAGTATTTTAGGCGATACTAAACAATTTGTTAATAGTATAACTAAAGGTCAAAAGCGTTTAAAGAAATTTGGTAGTGTTGCAAAATCAATAGGTAAAGGTGTAGGGGTTGCCTTTGCAGGGATGACAGCAGTTGCAGGTACACTTGGCAAACAAATGGTTGAACTTGCAAGTGATGCAAACGAGGCACAGGCAATGTTTGAGGAAACATTTGGAAATGCTTTACCACAAGCAAGTGCATTTGTAGAGGAATTTGCACATAAGGCAGGTTTTGCCGAACACGAATTACAGCAGTTACTTGGTACATCAGGTGCTGTTATGCAAGGTATTGATTTCACAACAGAGGCATCTGCTGATCTATCAATGAAATTAGCAACTCTTGCAGGGGATGTTGCCTCATTCTCAAACGCACAAGGTGGTGCAAAAGCAGTATTAGATGCAATGACTAAATCACTACTTGGCGAAAGAGAAAGTCTTAAAACTTATGGTATTGCAATAAACGAGGCAGAAGTACAAACAGAGGCATTTGCGATGACAGGCAAAAGCTCTGCAAAAGAATTAACTAAACAGGAAAAAGCATTAGCAACTTATAACTTATTACTTAAAAAGACCAAAGTACAGCAGGGCGACTTAAATAGAACGCAGGATAGCTTTGCAAACAAATCTAGGAAAGCACAAGCAGAGTTAAAAGACTTAAAGAAAACATTAGGCGAAGAATTATTACCTGTTGCTGATGAAATGTTACCTGTTCTTATGGATATGGTTAAAAGTTTAAATCCAAGTCTTACAAATTCAATTAAAGCTCTTTCCCCATTTTTAAGTGCATTAGGTAAATTGTTTAGTGCATTGCTACCACCATTACTTGCTGTGTTTACTTTTATTCTTGAAAAATTACAACCTGTTTTCTTAAAACTAAGCGATTTTGTTCTTGAAACTGTTATACCTGCATTTAGAAAACTACCTGAGGCATTTGAGGAAGTTATTAACAAAATTATTACCAAGATAAATAATTTTTTAAGTTCGCTTAATAATTTTGCTAGTAAAATTCAAGGTTTTTTCAAAAAGATTGGAATTGATGTTAATGTTCCACAATTAGGATTATTAAACGAAGTTGATTTTACAAAAGGCGATGGTGGTATAAATCTTGATGCTTTAGACCAAGCAAGAGAACAAGCAGGTCAAATGGCAGGTGTTAGTACTGCAAGTAATGATACATTTGCAGGTGCAACAAGTCCATCAATGCAACCTGATACAACAAGTAGAGCATTAGCAGATAGCTATGCACAAATGGCACAAGCTAGGGGTGGGCAAACTGTTGTAAATAATAATATAGAAGTTACAGCACCACCTTTAACTGATCCTGTTGCAGTAGGTAAAGAAGTAGAAAAAGTATTACAAGCTGTGGAACAATCACAGGGTAAAGTTAATGTAACAACTCGTAGGTCATTTTCATCATTTAGAGTAGTGCCTATTTAATCATGGGTTTACCTGCTGTAAGAGTTCGTATTGGTTTCAACCAAGATGTTTTAGAGTTAGATGACTTAATAAGAGGTAAATTAGATTTTAACAAGTTAGCAGGAACAGTTGTTTACACCGATGTTACATCAAAGACATTAAGTGTTTCAACAAACAGGGGTAGATCAAGAGATGTTGATAATTTTACAGTTGGCTCTGCAACTATTAGTTTAGATAATCTTGATGCAAGGTTTGATCCAACAAACGCAAGTGGTGCATATTATGGTGGCATTGAGCCATTAATGGCAGTAATTATTGATGCGACAATAGATGGTGGATCTAACTATAAACCTATATTTACAGGATTTGTGAATACATGGATTGTTAATTATCCAAATAGTGCAGACAGCACAGTAACAGTAACTTGTTCTGATGCTTTTATGAAATTAGCTAACACACAGCTTAATTCGCAATCTGTTTCAAGTGCATTAACAGGTGCTTTTATAAATTCAATACTAGATAACGCATCTGTTGCTTTTTCCCCTGATAGAAGTATTGAAACAGGCAACTCAACAATGGCATCACAAACATTATCTGAAAATACCTTATCAGCTATTCAGACAGCAGAGTTTTCAGAGCAGGGTGCAGTATTTATAGCAAAGGATGGTGTGTTTACTTTTAAAGAAAGACACAGTACTTATCCATCTACAATTAGTGCAACTTTCTCTGATGATGGCTCTGATTTGCCTTATAATCGTATGGATCAGATACTAGGTAATGACTTTCTTTATAACAATGTAAGGTTAAAAAGAGAGGGTGGGTCGGAACAAACTGCATCTAATAGTGCATCACAGGCAAAATATCTTATTCGTACTTTTTCAAGACAAGATTTATACAATAACTCTGATGCTGATGTATTAAGCACAGCAAATCTTATTTTGGCAAAATACGCAGAAGTTGATCCAAGATTTTCAGATGTTGAAGTAGATTTAGAAAATTTAACAACAGGACAACAGGGAACAGTTTTAGATTTAGAGTGTATTGATACAGTTAAAGTTGAGATCACACCTGTTGGTACTTCAACGCAGGTTTCAAGATTTTCAATTATTGATGGCATCCAATGGACAATCACACCTAATGAACAAAAGGTTACTTTTTTAACTTCTGATAGTTCGGATGTGCAGTTTTTGATCTTAAACAGTTCTACATTTGGTTTACTAAACACAGGAAAGTTGGGGTATTAACTATGACAAGAATAAATAAAAACTGTCGTATTGACATACTCTACTTATAGCGAAAAAAGGATTTAATTTATGGCAGGTGCAGGATATAAGTTATTTGCATCAGGCGATGTCTTAACAGCATCCGATGTGAATACATATCTACAAGAACAAACAATAATGGTCTTTGCAAATGATAGTGCAAGAGATACAGCTTTAAATTCTGTTAAGTCAGAGGGAATGTTTGTTTATATAACAGCAGATAACACTTTACAATATTACGATGGGTCAAGTTGGAACGATACAAGTTTAACTGCTGATATTACAGGGATCACAACAGGATCAACTTCAGGTTTATCAGGTGGTGCAACAAGTGGCACAGTAACCCTAGTAATTTCCCCAAACTTAGCAACTTCAGCAACTGTTGCAGGATCAGATATAGTTTTAATTGGCGATGCAGATGACAGCAATAATTTAAAAAAGACAACAGCACAAGATATTGCAAATTTAGCAGGTGGTGTTTCGTTAGGTTTAGTAATAGCCCTAAGTTAAGAAAGGAAAAAGATGGCAGATACATTACATTCAGTACAAGGTGTTTTAGGCACAGGTAGTACAGCTATTCTTGATGCAGTTGCATCAAGCACAACTGAAACTGTAATTGGTTTAACTTTATCAAACATAAGTGGATCAAGTGCAGATGTTACAGTTGATCTTAGTATTACAAAGTCAGGTGGCTCGTTAAGAAAAGTTCTAAATGATGTCAGCTTACCTTTTGGAACTACTATCACAATGTCTACAAAAATGGTATTGGAAACAGGCGACACTATGCAAGGACTTGCAAGTTCAGCATCAAGTGTTGATTTTAATTTAGCTTATTTGAAACAAACCTAAAGGGGTAATTTATGTCCTATATAGGTACACAACCAAATAATGTAAAACAGAATATTGGTTTATATACACCAAATGATATTACTGCTTTAACCAAAGATGGTCATTGGGGTGGCTCAACAGAATTAATTACAAGTGGTAGCTCTGATAACTCTGCACAAACTTTAGAATTTAACGATTGTCTTGTAGGCAATTATGATGTTTATTTAATTCAATGGAACAACTTTGTACCTGCTAATGATGAAAATATGCTTTACTTTAGATTAAAAAATGCAAGTGGCGAAATAACAAGTGGATATCAATATGCTAATTTTAATAATACATCAAGTGGTGGAAGTGGCAATAATAAATCTACAAGTGCTACTTATTTAAGAATTATGGGTGGTGGTGGCTCTAGTACAGGCGAAAATGCTAATGGGCATATTTATATTTATGGTGCTAGTACTTCCGAAAGAACATTAGCTACTTATTCAACAACTTATATAGACCAAAATGCTACTTATAACTCAATTATGGGTGGTGGTGTTTATGATACAGCAGAAGTTTCAACAGGTATTATGTTTAGAAATATTAGTTCAGGTGGAACATTAGGAAATATAAATACTCTTGATGTATCTATTTATGGTGTGAAAAAAATATGAGTAATTTAAGATTAATAAAACAAACAGCAACTTCTTCAGGGATAACAAGTGTATCTATGACAGATGTCTTTTCTTCTGACTACGATATTTATTGTGTAACTGTTGCTCAAACAACTTATGATGTTACGAACACAGATGTTATTGCTTTAAAATTAAGATTTATAAATTCAAGTGGCTCAATAATTAGTGCAAGTAATTATTCTAGTGCCAATATGCATATGAAAGCTGAAACAACTAAAGATGAAGATAAGTTTACAAATGGCACTTACTCTTATTCAGGTGCAATAATTGGAAATTATGAAAATGGTGGTGGCGTTCATTGGATATATAACCCATACAATAGCGATAGATATTCATTTGTAACTTTTGAGGGTGGCGGTGGCTATGATAGTTCAAGCAATAAAATGAGGTCGCAAAAAGGTATAGGCGTGTTAGAACAACAAGTAAGTATGACAGGTGTAAATTTTTATTCTTCTAATGCTTCTAATACATTTTCTGCTTATGTAACAGTTTATGGATTGAGGAAAGACTAATGGCAGGTAGTTTAATTCAAATAGCAACAAATACAGTTAGTGGAACTTCAACTAATTCAATAGATTTAGTTGGAACAACTACTGATGATGTATATATGGTAGCTATAACTAATGCAAGTACAACTTCAGATGGACAAATTAGAACAAGAGTTTTAGTTAGTAGTAGTGCAGATACAAGTTCCGAATACGACCAAGCAAGTAAAGCTCTTATGGATAATGCAGGGTTTGATAATGACGCACAAGCAAATGCAGACCATTGGCGATTTTTTTTCACAGGTAATCAAACTGCTGAAACACAATCAGCAATACTTTATTTATATAATTTTAATAGCAGTTCAACATATAGTTTTGTACAAAATGAAGTAGCAGGTTATACAAACTCGCCAAAACTTTATGGATTGCAGGGTGGTGCAGTACAAACAGAGGCACAAAGTTGTAATGGCATTCAATTTTATGCCTCTAGTGGAAATTTAAGTGATGGAAGTCAATTTACCTTATATAAGGTGGTGTAATTATGAGTGAATATGGATATATCCCTGAAAGCCCTGAGCAAAAATTTGGTCAAAATTCAGGAATACTGACACCGAATGATATTTATGATCTAGATTTAGCAGGTAAGTGGACTAATTGGACACCTGCTTTAGAACATATACAAACTCAAAGCACTTCAACAAGTGCATCAACAATAGATTTCACATCAATAGGAAATTATGATGTATATTTATTAACTGCACAAAATTTATACAGTACAACAGGTGCAAGTGTTGATATAACATTATCAAATGATGGTGGCAGTACTTGGGAAGGTGGAACAAAATATGATAGAGCTTTTCAGGGCGTAAGAAGTAGTAGTGGAAGTTATGAAGAAAAAAATTCAGGCGATGCTGAATGGCAATACGCATTAAGTTCTGATGACAACAGTTCAACATATTCGCAGGGTGGTGTTGTTTGGTTTTATAATCTTAACAATTCTGCAAAACACTCTTATTGCACAATTAATAATATATCTTACAATCAATATCTAAACGAAATATATTCTTTTTTTGGTGCAGGTGGTTATGACACTACTGAAATAATAAATGGTATAAGGGTGCAGATGAGTAGTAGTAAAACTTTTTCAAGTACAGATGGGCGAGTGAGCTTATATGGATTGGCTAATTATGGGTAGTTTAAAATTTCTTAAAAGTGCAAGTGGATCAAGTGTTAGTACATTAAGTTTTACAGGTTGTTTTCCAACTAATTTCAATACTTTTGTAATGACCTTAGAAGATTTAGATATATCAGCAGGTAATGCTGAAATGCAAATGAGATTTATAGATAGTAGCCAAGCAGTTATAAGTGATACAGAATACGATTATGCTTATAGAAATGTAAAATCTTTTGGTACTTATACAGGTATAAAAGACACAGGCGTAGCTCAAATACAAGGTTTAATATGGTTAGATGATTTTGTATATTCGGCAGGTGCTTTAACTGTTTGGATTTATAACCCAACAGATAGTTCAGAATATACTTATATTACCTACGCAAGTTCTTCAGATGTTGATAGTACTTCATCAACAGGTTATGGAACAAAAGGAACTGCTGTACATAAATCTGAAGAATTGATAACAGGTGTTAATTTATTACTTAGTAGTGGAACAATGGATAAAATTAAAGTCAATATGTATGGTGTAGTATGAGTGCTTTAGTTTTATTAGATAGTGCAACAGCAAGTTCAAGTGCAAGTGTAACTTTAGGTGCAGGGGATTGGGATACCAATTATAATGTTTATTTAGTTACGATAGATAAAGCTGTACCTGCAAATGATAGTGTAAATTTAGTTTGCAGATTATTAATTAGTGGTACGCCTGATAGTAGTGCTAGTTACGACCACGCTAATTATGTATTAAAAGGCGAAACAACATTTGCAGATGAGGGTGGTGTAAACGCTAATGAAGTTACTTTAGGTGGTGCAGGAACAGGTACAGGCGAAAGTGTAAGTGGCAATATACATCTTTTCAAAATGAATGTATCAGGAACATATAAGTCAATGACTTTTGATACAACTTATCTTAATTCAAGTGCAAACCTAAGAAGTAAAGTAGGTGGTGCATTTTTGACAAATACTGCTGTTGCAAATGGAATAACAATATTTTATTCTAGTGGCAATATTGCTAGTGGGGAATTTAAGTTGTATGGATATGCAATAAGTTAATTATGGATTACGAAAATAGAAAGGGGGTGGAATAAATGGGAAAAACTTTAGATGAATTTAAGGTAGAGGCACAATCAGAGATAGATGCTGAAAAACCTTTATACGCACAAGTTAATAACGAAAAGCGACCTTTCACAGATGCAGAATACGACCAAGCTGTATTGGATCGTGCTAATTATAAACTTGATGAGCAAGACAATGGATATATCAGAGCAAGGCAAGAGGCATTCGCAAGTATTGGGGATCAGTTAGATCAACTATATTGGGATATTGATGCAGGAAAGCTAGATAAGACAGGTGCTTGGTACAAAGCAATCAAGAAAGTAAAAGATGACAACCCTAAACCGAGTTAGAAAGGTAGGATAATATGCAATCCTTAGAGGATTATGCAAAAGAAAATCCAAACAAATCTCGGTTAAGCGAGATGGAACACCCTGAACTAAAGGGTATGGTTGATGAGGCAGTTCAGGGTATCAGAAATGGCATAGAGCCAACAGTTTCAGCGAAATGGTTTGTAGAACATTCGCCTGTAAAGCTGACAATTAAACACGATACTGTAAGGCAATGGTTATATGACAAGGCAAGAGAAAGAATATAAAAACCTTAACGAATTTGTTAAGTCGCAGGTAGATCAACCAACACCTGCGAAGAAAAAGAGCGATGCACCAACAGGATTTGAGGCAGGTGTGTCGTGGTCTAATAAAACTAAATCAGGCACAATCACAAGTCGTGCATTAAAGCAAAATCAAGAGCCAAATTGGGATGAGCATTTATCTCAATGGGGTTATGATCCACAACAATTCAAAATAAAGAAAGATACTTTACAATTTAGGTGTTGGGATGCCAACTTTGGTGTTGATGCTAATGGCGATCCAATCATTGAAACACTTTATTATTATCGGTGCGATATTGAGCTTAAAAGCCCTGAAACAGATGATGTGGACTATGTTGAGCTAGTTAAAGAGATAAAACAACACAAAAAAGCACCTATTAAGACAAAACTAGATAATGACTTTGCTTTTACTGTTTGTATTTCAGATTGGCAGATTGGTGTAAGATCAACAGACAAAATAATGAAAAGAATACTAGAAAGCATTGATGATGTAGAGGACAGGATAAAAGAATTAAAGAAAATGGGCATAAAGCCAAATCAATTAGTTATTTATAATTTAGGCGACATTGTTGAAAACTGTTCAACGAGTGGATGGTACGCTAATCAAATTGCAACCTTAGATGTTCCAAATGTTCGTGAGCAGATGATGATAGCTAGGCGATTAGTTATGAAATCTATTGAAAGATGGACAAAATACTTTGATAAAGTTTTAATTATTTCAGTTCCCTCAAATCATGGACAAACAAGAAGTGGTTATAAAGCGATAACTGATGAAAACGCAGATAACCTTGATCTACAACTATTTGATAATATTGCAGAGATTTGTTCGGCAAGTGAGGCATACAAGCACATTAAATTCGTTATTCCTGAAAGAGATTACAAAGTTACGCTAAATATTAAAGATGTTATTGTTCAATCACTACATGGGCATCAACTTGGTGCAGGAACGACAGCTTATGCAAAGGCAAAGTCTTGGGCAGAAAAACAAGCTCTACAAATTGATAATCAGTTTGATATTTTATTAAATGGGCATTTCCATCACTTTAGTTGGGTTAATGAAAGCATGAAACATTTTATACAAGCACCCTGTATGCTACCACCTGATGAGAACGATTGGTTTTCAGCTAAATATGGATCAGTTAGTAACGCAGGTTGCTTAACTTTCGTTGTAGGTGGCGAGAAAAAGATACAGTATTTAGAAGTCTTGTAATTTATCAATCATTTCAAATAATTCATGTTTAGTCAATTTTATATCTTTATTATGAAAAATAATTTTACCTTTACTATCAATAACTAAAAATAATTGTTGCTTAAATTTTGCATCTAAGTTTTTATCTATAAAAAAGGTATTATGCCAAATAGTTTTGATATTATTTAATCTTGCCATTTGTCCATTTGCCTTTTAATTTCTCTATTTAAAAATATATATTCACATCTCATTTCAAAAAGTTCTTTTTCTGCCTGTCTTAATTTTTTTCTTAATTCTTTTCTTTTATCTTGCATACTTTCTTTAATAGATTTTTTTTGAGCATAAGGACAAGAAATTTAAAAATATTTTTATTTTTTAAAGTCTTATAAATAGATCCACGATCCATAGAAGAACACACAATATATAGTGGTATCTTCTTTAGATCGCAAAGGATCAGAAAATTATTTTAAAAAAACACTAAAAATGCCTGAAGTTTTTAGTTGGTCGGCGTATTACATATAGATATGAAAGAAAACAAAACACATAAAGGGGGTGTTATGAAAAAACAAATTAACTTGGATAATGTTCTTGAAGAATTAAAAAACGCAAAAACATATATCGGTCAATCAACTTGGGAATTTCCTAAAGGTATTGATGATGAATTAGGTATTAAAAATCAAATTGCTGATGCTGAAAAAGCAGTTGATAATGCTATTGAATATATCAATGAAACTATATTAGAAGATTAAATATAGTTTAATTAAAAAATTGCCCCCTTTAGCAAAGGGGGTTTATTTTATTAGGACAAAAGCTCTAAGAGCTTTATATAGTAATATCTCTATATTATGGAAATTGAATTATTAAGAATAGCAACAGAGCCAAAATCAACTAATGGTATTTTATTTCACAAACTAGATGATGGGTCAAGAAAG